TTTCTAACCTGGACTTAGGCACAAAAACATTTTCATAGTGTACTATTGTGTCTTTGCTGCTAAAGTATTTTTCATATACTATAGTGTCGTGTCTGACTACAGGTATAGAATCAATTGTTGCTATTCTAATCGTGTCGCTTGAAATAAGAGGTTCTAAACCTTTTTTAAGTGCCTTCCTATAGTGATAGTTCGATGAGCAACTAAATAGCGTTAGAACGCAAATAAGACTATAAATTCGCATATTCTGCTTGGTCTTTGACTATGAACGATGGACAACGTTTATTGGAATATTCGTTGTGTCCGTGAATCGTCATATCTTTATTGTACTTGTAAATTAATTCGTGCATAAGATTTATAAGACTGTCTTTCTGTGCTTGTGTTCGTGTATCTTTTGCTTTCTTCATATCCTTAGACATACCTCCGACGTAACAAATACCTATAGAACCTCTATTCTGACCGCTACAATGTGCGCCTTGTTTGTTTAATGGTCTGCCTTCTTCAACTGTTCCGTCTATATGTATAAGAAAGTGATAACCGATGTCGTTAAAACCTCTTTTAAGATGCCAACGTCTTATGTCTGCAACATCGTGATGCCTACCTTCTGGCGTAGCTGAACAATGTAATATGATTTTATTTATCTTTCGCATTGATGTCTTTGAAGTCTTGCGTTACTTCTTTTGCTCTAGCAAATAGGTTTTTAAGTGCAGTCCATAAATCTACATTTTTTACTGCTTTTATATTTTCGTTTAAAGAAATTACTTCTATAGAAACCAAAACTAAAGCTAGAATTTTAGTCGTTAGAAGGTTTACGCTAAAAAATGTTAACACTATATCGTTCAAAATGTAGTAGTCTATTAAGTAAAATAGCATTACAGTAACTTCGTACAAAAGTATTTTAGAAATAATAGCACTAAGCTTTCTGCTTGTTACTTTCGTTTTTAGCTTGTAAGATTTCCATACACCTGTTAAAGTGTCTAAGATGACAGAAACACCGATTAAAATAAGAATGCCAGATATAGGCAAAAAAAAGCTGCTAACAATTGCTAGTAATTGCATAGAATAGTTGTTTAGTTTAGTTGTTAGCAAAAGTAACTGTAATTTCATTGCTCAAGTTGTTCTGTTAGTTGGTAAGTTAGGTAAATTGCAAGAAAAATACCAATACATTTTAAGTGAAAAGCACTACTATAGAATAAACTGAACGCAGAAATATATCCTGCGACAAAGTACAATATTGCTAAAACTTTAGTATGCATTAGATTTTAGATTCTACAGGTAAAGGTTCAGACCATTCTGCCGATGCCATAAGCACTAAAGCTTCATCGTGTGTCATTGCTTGTAAAAGTTCTACGCTACCATCGCTTACAAAGGTAGGTACTGCATTGTACTTAATTACAAACTCAGTTTCGTCTAATGATTTACGTATCGTGTTTTCGGATGTTTCTCCAATTTGCGAAAAGTCAATTTCGTGTAAATCTATTATGTTAATTGTTGCGTATGTTTCTGCTTGTTTTTTCATTTTGTTATTTGTTTTTATGTTGGCACATCTGTGCTAAAGGTTGTAAAGTTTGTCATCGTTCCGTTGTTACCACCGCTTCCGTTATCTGTCAGAGTCGGCGCCGAATCGCCGTCTCCACAACGCCACCAAGATAGAGGCGATAAACTTGCGATATCGTTAGGTACACCTGTTCCGTAAATAGTGCTTACGTCACTTGCAGATAGTTCTGAATTGAATAGCGAAACTTCGTCAACGTTACCGTCAAACGCAAAAGTACCTGTATGCCTACCTATTTGCAAAGCATAAGGAACAGAATTTATTCCGCTATTTGCCAACGTTCCTTGACTTATTACTGAATTATCTAAATAAACTTTAACGCCATTCGAAGTTGTTAGCGCATCAGTTGTTACGGCTAAATGATGCCATTGACCATCGTCAAAACCTGTTGCAGTTGCATCTACATTAATTAAAGCGGCAGAACCATCGTATATTTGCAACCTTATTCGTTCTGCGCTTGTGCCGCAACATAACTGCACAAAAAACTTATTTTGCATTGATATTGGCGACATTGTAGCGGTACTATTACTTGTATTAAACCAAAGCGAAAAACTAAGCGCGCTTGTAATATTTAGACTTGTAGAATTAGCAACAGAAACAAAATCATCAACACCGTCTAAAGCTATTGACTTAGTGTTAGTGAAAGACGGAGCAGCTGCCGTTCCTGTTAAGTTAGTTTCGGGACTATAGCTTAGTCCTTGTATTTTTCCCCAATTAATTGTATTGCTCATATCGTTCGTGTTTATGTAGGTACGTCAGTTGAAAAGGTTGAGAAATTATTCATTGTCAAGTCTGCGCTTCCGTTTGTATCTTGGATTGTCGGTGCGGTATCGCCGTCTCCCATTCTATACCAAGTTGTTGGATTTGGCGCAGTTGCTAAAGCGTTTAAGTCTACTGCAACACCGCCTCCATAAATTTCGCTTACGTTTGCTCTTTGGTCAGTTCCACTCCATATAGCAAACTCATCTATATTGCCGTCTACAAAATTGTAAGTATCTGCGTGACCAACATACAAAGGCGCACTTACGCTTGTGAATGTTGTGTTTTGAAACCTTCCAACAATACCTTTACTTACACCATCTAAGAATACTTGTAATTCTGTGTTTCCTGTCAAAGCTAAATCTACACAAATTAACAAGTGATGCCATAAACCATCTCCCACAATAGAACCTACCGAAACTATGCCTCTATTCACATTTGAGGCGTTTTGCGTTCTAACATTTACAGAACAAGCTGCACCCGAAATTTGTAACCTAACGCCTAAAGTAAAATTAGTAGCGCCAATCTCTTTAATCGCACATAAATAGTCTTGCGTCGTTCCTGTTTGTAAATTAACCCAAGCGCTTATTGTTGCTTTACTTTCGCCATCCAATAGCGTATAATTACTTGAAGTTTCGCAAAAGTCATCAACACCGTCTAATAGTATGCTCTTTGTATTAGAAAAAGACGAACCTACCTTAGCACCTTGCCCCCATCCTATGGTATTATTAACTGCTCCTTGACCGTATTCTATTGTGTTCGCCATTTTCTTAAGTTGTTATGTCTCCGAACAAATACCAAGTATCTGTTGCTACTTTTAATATTGTTGCTACTGCGTATTGAGCTGCAAGTTTCGTCTTTCCACCGCTTGAATTTACCGTTACGCCTGAAGTAGGAGTTACCGTTACTTGACCTGCACCACCTTGAATTAATTCTATTCGTGTTCCTATAGGAAAAGCAGTTCCTGCGTTAGTAGGTATTCTAGCATCTATTGCACTACCGTTTGTAAGCGTTACCGTTTTGTGTGCATCGGTTAAAACAAGGTTATAAGTAGTAACCGTTTGTGCGTTAATCGTACTGTCTTTTAGTTGCGCACCGTTTATCTTCTTAGATACAAAACCTCCTGCTCCATCACTTTCGGCAATAGCAAATTCATCTGTACTTGCTAAGTTGCTACTTTTTGCCGTTAGTTGGCTTATCCGTATTTCTGCCATAGTATTTTTTTAAATATAATTCTAAACGTTTAACGTTTTTTGCTTTTGGTTTGTATTTTAAAGAACCCATCCTGTGAAGTTGTTGTAAGTATTGGCATTCATGTCTGCACCTGTGTTTGCG